CGGCTTCGCCGTGCCGGATGTTGTCCTTCAGGTCCGTCATCTTGTAATCTTCCATGACGATCCGCGCCGTTTCATCCACCGCCTTGACGACGATCTTGTCGCCAATCAAGCCGGGCGCATGGCCTTCCTGCACCATGCGCTGAAGGTTCTCGACCTGTTTCTTCAGCGACGCCAGTTCCTGCGTGGCGAGACAGGCTTTGTTGGGGCACGGCGGATCTTTGACCGGCACGGCTTTGAACGTGCGGCTGTATTCGTGGCTGCACAGCTCGCACTGATACCTGATCTTGTACTTGGTGGGCTCCAAGAAGCTGTCCGACTTATCCATGTCGATCCCCAACGTGAGCGTCATTTCAATCTTCCAGCTTCTTGAAGGCGATGGGGGTTATCTCGATCCGCTGGCCGCCGGAGTTACGCCGCGCCCAATAGGACTCGTGAACCCACTTCACATTGATGGCGTCGTAGGCCCGCGTGGTGCGCCACGTTGCAGGGTGCGCCGTGACGCCATCCTCTGTCACCCACACCGGCTGGCCGTCGTAGGGGTAATCAGGGCCAACTTCTGGCAATGGTTCCCAACCTTCGGGGATGCCATCGGCGTCAACAACCGTCGCCTCAATGACCGGCGCTTCGGAAAACAATGCGTCCTCGACCTTTGCCTTGAACTGAACGTCTGATCTTCTCATAGCCCGTACTCCGATTGCCATGTTACCGGGTCTTCCGGATTGTCTGCTTGGTCTTGCATCGTCCGCAAGTAATTGAAAACGATGCGATTTACCGTCGTTGAGGCGCTGGGTTTTTCGCCTTTTTGGGCCGAAGTGACGGCCTCATAAGTCAATCCCTGCCCCATCATCTCACGTTGCGTCCAATCTTTCCACGCTCTGACCGCGAAGGCCATGGCGAAGACGCGATCATCTTTGCAGTTCTCGTCCCGCGACTCCGGAGCGCCGATGTGCCCGTCCTCCACAACGATCAACGACATTTCGTTCAGCAGCGACCGGGACTTGATTTCCAATTCCCGCGACACGTAGCAGCCGCGCAGCTGGTGCATCAGCACCGATTGCGTGGACCATGTGGTGGCGAAACCGATCACGTAGCCTGCGCCCATAGAGTCCGGGCGCTTGTAAAGGTACATGCGGGCGTGGGCGCCAGCGTCTTGCCAGCCACGCGCCTCGACCTTCTTGGTGTTGCTCTCCAACGACAGCAGTTGCCGCAGGTGATCGAACTCGCCCAGCACCAGCGCGCCGGGGCCGCCGACCTCCGGGTTCACCAAGCAGTCTACATAGGCGGACGACAGATGGAACAGCACCCACGCGGCGTGCTTGGCTTCGACGTCGGCGGTGCAATACTCCGCAACCTGCACCACCTTGTCGGCAAAGCACCGCCAGACGCTGATGACGTGGTGATCTTTATGGTCGTTTCGGCCATAGGCCGGGTCCATGCCGATCACGTACTTGCCGCCATCCACCGGCTCTTCCCAGACCTTCAGCTCGATCTCTTCGGGCGAATCAACGCCCGGTTTCAGCTCGATCATCTTGAAGTTGAAGAAGTCGCCATCGACCTCGTACCGATACGCCTTGTACCGGATGTTCTCTTCCTCAAGCTTCTTCATGTCAGCGGTGATCACCCGCGTCTGGAAGAACGAGTAGCCGGTCTGGACGAACGCTTGCTCTGCGGTCCACGGCTGGTTCTGGTCCAGCAGCGCCTGTTCAGCGCCCGCCGACTCCGTTTTCCACCTGATCCATGCCAGCTGTTCCGCCGTGACCTTGTGGCCGTACAGCTCTTTGACCTGATCAATCATTTCCTTCTCGTCGAAGTCCGGCGGGTGCAGGCCGTGCTGAAGGAAGCGAGGGTCTTTGCGCGGTATCTTGTTTGTGTCGCCCGCCCACCAACCGACGAAGAACGACCGCGCCGTCAGCGGGTCGTTGATGCCGTCCACATACCGGGTGCGCCAATGGTTGAAGCCCTTCGCCGTGCTCTCGTAGATGAACAGCCGGTTCGGGTTCGTTTGCGCAAACCCTTCCTCCAGCGACTTCAAACCTTCCGCAGAGCCGTAGGCCGCGACCTCCGTCAAATGTCCGAAGGCGTAACCGACGCCTTCGCCCCATGACGTGCCTTTGTCTTTGGTGCCTGCGACCAAGAGGTCGAGACGTGCCCCGTTGGAGAACTGAAGCATCTGCCGGTTAGAACGAACGATCTTGAACGTGTCGCCGAAATATCCATCGGGAAACGACTCGACGTACTTCTCCAAGAGCATCCGGTTCGCTTCACGGTTCTTCTCCGTGTCCGTCACCAGACAACCAATGATGTTCGGATGGAGCGCCATCCAGAACACGTCAATCGCCAGCGAGACAGTGGTCACGCCCAACTGGCGCGACTTCAAGCAATAGAACTTATGGATGTCCTGATCCAGTCCAGAGCCGACTTCCTGAATGAAGCGGCGCTGGCTTTCCCATAGTTCAAGCTTCGCGCCGCGCTCGTCCTGCGACGTGGACTCCTTCGACGATATGCGAATATCGCCAATGAAGTCCTGAAACAATTTCAACCATTTGGATGCTCTGATAGCCATCACAGACCGTTGTTGCTGCGCCAGCTCTTCATGGCGTATTTGTCTTCAGCGGACATCTCATTGAACAACTCGTACTGCGGCTCGTTTTCCGCATCGGGCTCTTCGCTGGGCGGCTCTTCGGTTTTGGTCTCAAAGACGCTCACAAGCGGAACCAGTTTGAACTCCAATTGAAAGCCTAGCGCACGGGCGAAATCTTCTACCAATTCAAGGGTCGGCGTGCGTTGCGCCCATACTTGAACCACGCGATCACATTTGTTGATTATCAGTTCCGTAAGCTTGATGTCCATTCGTCGTCTCCCGGTCCAGTCCCAGCTCAATAAAACGCCGTGCGGCTTCGGTGTGAGACACCTGCACCGTCACGGCGTAATTCTTCAACCGCTCCAAAAAGTGTGACGACACGGGGACAGTCACCTTCTCCCGTTTGGCGTCTTCTTTTCGTTTGTAGATGCGGGGCATCAGCCTTTTTTCTTCTTCGCCGGATGCGCGAAATCGCCAAGGTTCGACAAGCGATTGTACGAAGCAGGCTTGGTGGCCTTTGTCTCTACCGCTTTGGGCGAAACCATTGTGGCGGGGGTCTTGGACGTTGGCGCAGCGCCAAGCTTCGAGAAAGATTTCACCGGCGTTTTGGCGCCTATCTCTTTGGGTGTGGTCATCTTCGCCATGGTCACTTCCCTTTCTTCTTGGCGGTGCGTTGCGTCTCCTTCGCAATCGCGACCGCCTGCTTCTGGGGCCGTCCTTCTTTCACCAGCTTGCTGATGTTCTTGCTGACGTCTTTCTCAGACGAGGTTTTCTTGAGGGGCATGTTACGCTCCGGTGCTTCTGCGACGACGGGGTTTGTCGGCATCGCTATCGAACAGCCTTTCGGGTTCGGGAGCAAGGGGCTGTGCAGCGGCATCGGGTGCGGCTGCGTCGCCCGCGCCAAAAAGTCTGTCCACAGCTTCAACGGCGGGGGCCGCGTCATGTTCAGGTTGGCTTTCAGCCACGCCCAGTCCCACTTCATTCGCATCGCTCTTCGTTTGATCGGCAGGCGCCCGGTGCTTCTTCACCAAGTCCAACACAATCGCGGACAACATCCCTGCGCTGGCTCTAAACGCCGAGATGCTGTCCTTGGTGCGATGGTTCATGGGAATTTCCCACACCGGGCACTCTGCCGCTTTCTTCAACTCCCCAGCAAGGTCGTTTAAGAAACTTTCAAACTGTTGATCCATCTGGAACCCTCAAGTTGATCTGATCGTATCAGATCACTTTCACGAAGACAAGCTGTCTCCGCCAACACGAAAGGCGAGCGACACGGCATCGAAGATCAGGTGAACCCGATCCGTGGCGCCGTCATTGTCCGCTGTGTGCATTTGTTTGTGGTCGAACCACCAGAGACTGCCGGAACGCCATTGTTTGGTCTCGCCGCCAGTTGTGTTCGTGCAGTGCTTGTTCGTCGTCAAGACGATGTGGAACCTAGCGAAGTGGTCGGCGTACTTGCCCTCATCAATGTGCGGCGTGACATGGCCGCCGGGTTTCAGGTTCACGATTAGCACACGCCCCAGCTGGCTCGCCCCGATCTGCGCGCAGGCAAACTCCACCAGCGGCATGGCGCGCGTTAGCACCTGCTGCGCCGGGAAGTCTACGCTGCCAAGATCGTTGAAATACAAATCCGGCGTGAAGCCCAAGGGACCGCGCACAAAG